GGTCCAAGGTGCGGAACCAATCTGGATGTTGATTCCACCGCATTGCTATCCGCATGGCCATCAAGTCAAAAGAACCGGACCGACTTATGAAAAATTTGCAGTATCTTCCACAGCTTGTTCTGTTGGAATGCTCTTCATCATCTCAATCAGAATCTCAGTGCCTTGTTCATATATCTGACCGGGTGTCATACCAGCATCCAATAATCGTTCCAGAATCTTGAACCCAAACTGGATTGGGTCACCTGTTGTCACTGGATAGGCTGGAAGACACTTGGCATGGTCAACACCAACCGCAATGGCTGCTGCACACAATCTGCCCAGCTGCGCTCGATTGGGTTCAGAACCCCAGATTGCAACGAAGTCCAAACAGACTGCAATGCTGTTTGGAATATTGACTTCATGTTGTCCAAGTTTTTGCAAGTTTACTTTCATTGTGTGTACCTCTTATTTTATGAAAGATGGGCTACCATGTAGATAGCCCACAGTTTTTGTGAATTTTTGAATCAGATTATGCTGGTCCAGTCACAGTTGCACCACCATAACAGGTGAAGTTCAATGTGAATGCAGATGGATCACCTTCACTGAAGTCCAAAGTGCAAACACACTTGGCCAATGTCACTGTGTGATCTGCATCATCACCAAAGTCAGTTCCTTCAGCAGTGTACGTGATGTCAATGCAGAAGTGTTCAACATATGGAACGCCAGCTGCACCAGTTGACAAGTTGGCTGCATAGTTTCCAGACTGTTGGATGAAGTCACGAACCGAACCAGCTTCAGAACCATCTGTGAACTGTCTGAAGTGAAAAGAGAATGAACCAGTGATTGCTTGTTCGTCTTGCTTGCGAATTGCAGCGAAGTTTCCACGGTCCATCACTACCAGTTCACTGAACTGCTGTGGTTGACTGAATGAGAAGTTACCATCTTCATAGGCCACTTCAAGTGTGACTGGTGTTGGTGTAGTACCATCGAGAAGTTCAATTTTGCCATCTCTTTTGGTTTTTGGAACGGATGAATAAGCCATTTTTGGCCTCCTTAGATTGTGTGTAGAGCAGTGAATTCAATACTGATTATACAGTATTCTTGAGAGTCTGTCACTTCACGTGTTGAACTGTTGTATCGTATCGTGAAGGTGTTGTTTGGTGCGGCATATGTATTCAGAACAGCATTAATAACAGTCTCTTCTGCATCCAGTGCATTGTCATAATCTGTCGGATATATGTCCAAGGGTCTCAAGCGATATGCAAACAGAACCCGGACAGGTGTATTGACATATACACCCACGGGTCTTCTTTGGCGTTCATCCATTGCGGTTGATGCTGCCAGCTGCACACCAAAGGCCAGATGTGCAACAGTGTTTTCAGTTCGGCCAAAGTAGTCCGGACTATGCTTGGATTCTTTGAATCCAGATAGGCCAGCCACCTGTGCGGCTATGGCTTGTCTGACTGCACTGAACTTCATCTTCTTCTTCTCGTAGTGCGGAACTGACCAAACCGACCGGGCTGATTCAAGTAGATGACTGGATTCTTGGCTTGTCTGTGATTGGGTTGATCACTTTGGCCATCATGGTCATAGTCATAGATGAAGTTGATCTGCTTCCATTCATGGCTGTATTGTCTGAAGTGCTCAGATGCCAAGTCAAGATATCTTCCATTGGATTGTCCAAGCGAGCTGTGGAAGTCTCTGAAGATGTAATACAATGACAGATTCTGATGGGCACCCCGGAAGGCTTCTGGAGACATCACAAGATATTCCAGTCCACCGCCTTCTGTTCTCATCCTTTGGATGATGGTGAACCATGCTTCATCAATATAAGACTGGTAGGATGTCAGGTTGGATGGCCGAATATCAGCTAGTTGGCTGTAGGTGGATGTCAAGTCGCCATCACTCACCACAGGATACAATCTCCTCTTCACCACTGCTGCATTTCTCCGGAAGTTGTACACCCCACCAGTCAGCTGTATTTCCCACTCTTGCAAGTACCCTTCACCAAGTTCCAAGGTGTCTGCCAAGTTGCCTGCACTGTGGGTGTATTGTGGAATGTTACCGGGATATGTTCCAACAGCTTCATCCACAATCTTGTCACCATTCGGAGCTATCAGACTGTACTTGACATCTGTTGGACCCACCAATGAACCATTCCGGTATATTGGCAGTGTGGTCAGTTGGCTTTTGCCACGTTCCAACAGTTCTGGCACCTTGATTTGTGGTGCATAGGGTGTTGCATTGCTCATTTCACAAAGTCCTCATAGATGGACATCCCAACAGTCTCGTATTCTTGAATGAAGTCTTTCATGTCTTGGATGGTTTGTTTCAATTCATCCAGTTCTTGTCGCTTCTCTGGAACATGTTGCTGTTTCAACAATGTTTCCATAGCTCGACCACTGTTTCTTTCATGAACTGATAGTTCCCAGAAGTGAGGTTCTGGTGTTCCAAGCATATTGGAACGAAGCAGATTGACACACCACACTTGGAATTCAGCTGTGTCCATCTTTTCAATTAATCTTTTTGCAACCACTTTGATGTTTGTCCACTTTGGCACATGATATCTGCCACCTCGGACTTGATACACGTGCATATAGTCATATTTTTGTGGGTCAAAGTATATCCATCCCTGCTGTTGTAGCTGACCGATTCTTGAACCGGGATTACCCATCTCACCTTGTATCTGATGCACACCATTAACACCGGGCACCACTCGTTCCATTCTCAAGTGTGGAATAAAGAATCCTTTCTTGACTGTCTTGGTGCTTTTACCGGATTGAACCTGCACTTCATTGTATACGAACTGCCAATTTGATGGGTGCCATTTGTAATAGAATGGATGGTTTGGCTGTGCTGGCAATAGGTTCTGGGTCTGTTGGGCCATTGGTGCCCATGGTTGTGGTTGCATATTGTTCATTTCTTGTACCTCTTTGAAAAATATGTGGATGGCAGTCAGACCACCACCCACACGAACATTATTGAATGAGTATCACTTTAGACTGCAGAGATCAAAGAAACACCACGGTCATCATCAATGATTGACATACCCAAGTAAGCATGCCCGACAATGCGTGTCAAAGCCTTGTCAGCTTCACGTTCCATTTCAATCATCACTTCACCCATTTCCATGGATTCAGCAGCACCCGGAAGACCAGTAGGCATTCCAGAAGCAAAACCAACAGCACCCGGAGCGAACACAGCACCAGAATAGTCTGTTCCATCATTGGTGATGTAACTTGAAGTGTAGATTTCAACACCCATGAACTGACCTTTGTAGTGAGAACCCTTAGCACTGATTGCTTCATATGAAGCAGGGATGAATTGAAGGATTCCATTGCTTAAGGACAAGATATCATCTTGAAGGTCTGCAAACTGTTTTGGATGCAATACAGCAACATATGGACCCGGAGCACCTTTGTTTGATGCAGCTGCTTCAAGTGCTTGAATAGCATCCAAGAACTTGTCAACATCTAATGCTGTAGCAGTTGTACCTTTGACAACAGTGAAGCCAGCAACAGCAGCACCAGTCAAATTTGCAAACAATGCATCATATGAACGTGCAATTGATTCAGCAATGCGGAATGGGTCAACATCACCACCACCAAGACCAGTCATACCAGCCATGTCTGTGATTGAGTATGCTAAAGCTTGTCGCTTTACAACAACATCAACATGACCATCAGTCAATGCTGTGTCAGATACTGCATTTCCTTCTGTTGCACCAGTGAATGCTGTGAATCCATCATATCCATCAAGTCCTGCTTTGCGGACACGGATGGTATCAGAACCCATTCCATTGATTGAGCCTACAAAGTCCATGAATGGAGTATTGCGAAGGTTTGTGGAGTCTGTGAGAAGTAATCGAATCTCTTGAGAGATCATTTGAGCTAGTCGGAGATCACCGACCAAGCTGTTATTAGTAATAGCCATGATTTTACACCTATTATATGGAAGTTTTTGGTTGGGTTGGTTTGCGTGGATATCTGCTGTTACGGGTGCGACCCTTCCACATACAAGATGTCTTTGTCTTATTGTACAGCATTATTTGAGACTGTGCAACATAAACGAAAAAACCCACCCATCACGGGTGGGAAAAAGCGAGGTACAAAACTTTTTTTTGGTGGGAATCTGTCAGTGTTAGATTGAAACAACGATTTCAGCACCAGTCACATTGATGACTGACTTTACTTTGACATTGTTCGCATCAACCAATTGAACATCAAGCTGAACTTGATTTCCACTGCTGTCATATGCAGACACGTGAATAATCTTCTTGCCAAGTCCATGGTTCAAGGTTGCAAAAGTGTTTGCAGTCAAGTTCTGTGGAGCAAACTCTTTTCTGAAGTCATTAATGTCAACCAAGATTTCACCCTTGGTGTTATCATACTGAGCCAAGTTATCTGCAGATGCATCAGCACTGATTGCAGTTTGAGCACGTGCATCCGTGAAGTACAAGTTAGCTGAACCTTCAGTCACTTTGTCAGTATCAGCATTCAATGCATATTCACCATTGCTGTAAGACAGACCATCACCAGCTGTGAACTGTGAGAAGATGTCAGACAATTCAACAGACAGAGCACCAGTTGAACTGTTGTATTGCAACAATTGAACATCTGGACTTGCAACCGTTGCAAGACTGATGGCACCACGAGCACGAGCATCTGTGAAGTATTGGTTAGTTGAACCTTCACCAATATCATCAGTGTCAGCTGTCAATTCAAACACACCAGTTGATGATGTGTAAGACAGTCCAGCACCAGTGATTGATACAGCACCACGAGCACGAGCATCTGTGAAGAACAGATTTGTGGCACCCACATCTTCTGTGATGTCATCTGTAATCATAGCAAGGTCAATGACACCAGTTGAACTGTTGTAAGACAGTCCAGCACCAGACACACCGATTGCACCACGGGCACGAGCATCTGTGAAGTACAAGTTAGAACTTCCTTCAGATACACCATCAGTATCAGCACTGAAAGAGAATGTACCATTGGCACTGCTGTATGACAGACCAGAACCAGCAGCAAAGAAGCCACGGATTTCAGCTTGGTCAGCTGTGAATTCACCAGTTGCACTGTTGTAATCAATACCAGCAGATGCAGACAAAGCAGCACGAACTTCAGCATCTGAGACATCTTGTCCTTCAATCTCTGTAAAGTCAGCAGCTGTTCCAGCTACACCACCATTGTGAATCCAAGACTGAGCACGACCAGTCACATTGGTCAAGATGATGATGTCACCTTCTTGTTTTTCATCACCATTGGTATAGTTAGATGATACCCAGTTGCTGATGCTAGTTGCTACAGTGTCAACAGCAACATCAGTGATGGTCAATGGCTTCAGCTTTAGTTGCTTCTCTCCATTTACAGTCACAAGTTCTGCATAGTTGGCTGAATCTGTTGCGATTCCTACTACTGCATTGGCTTCAAGATATTGGCGGGTTACAGCATGATTGTCGGCTGTGGGATCGTTTTCAAGTTGAAGAACACCGTGAAAAACGTTTGTTGGGGCTAAAAAGTCCATGGTTGGAACTCCTGTTGTGGGTTGAGAATAGTTTCAAGTGTATCTTATCTGATCACAACCGTTCCAGTTGTTGCATTTACGAAACTCACCACCAGTTCATTTGTATTGGTGTGTGTGACATCTGCAAAGACCACAGCACCATTCACCAGCACTTGAACATTGGGAATGTAGTTCAGATTATGTGTAATCGTGACTTGTGTGGAATTTATGAAGTCATACTGTTTTGGTCGACTTGGAAAAAAGATTGCATTGGCCATGTTTGTACCCCTTGATGGAAGCTTACTCTTCCATAATCAGTGTCACTTCTGCACTAGATGATGACTTAGTTGCTATTTGCATGGAACTATTCTGGTTTGTTCCACGACCACGATTCATGGTCATATATCCACCAGACTTGATGAATATCTTGTGGACACCAGCTGTGGAACCACCTTCAGTGCCTTCAAAAGTGACATAGATGTCATGTTGTTCACAACCTACAGTGATTTGTCTGCATTTACCCGGTAATACTACATTAGTCCATGTCTGGATTGCATTGAAGCCTCGAATGATAGGGAATGTGTTGAGACTTTTATAGTCTTGACTCACTTTGCACCCCGATAGGCCTTCCGTATAGCATCACGATTCGCCTTGTAGAATTCAAAGTCTTCTGCACCACGCTTCAGAATGTCTGTGGACTGAACTGGTGCTGGTGCGGCTCCAGTGTTTGTCTTGGGTGCAATCAATACAGGCTGATCCACTTGTGGTGTGACTTGTGGAGCTGCTTGGTCTGTCACTTGGTCTGTCACTTGGTCTGTCACTTGTTCTGCATCTGCTGTGAACTTGGATTCCAAGTGTGGTCGCAATGTCACTGGTGCCTTGGATGGGTCTTCCTTGATGGACTGCAGCCAGTCATTCAATGAAGGTGCCTTGTCATCACCTTTGGTGGCTCGTTCATATTGCCATTCCACCAGTTCACGAACTTCTGGGTCAGTGATTCCAAGTTCTGACATGGCAGTGTGTCTGGAATATCGACTATTGGCAGTCTCCAGTTCAGATTCCAGTGACTTGACCTTTTCTGTCAGCTTCTGAATCTTGCTCAGTTCTCCAGATTGGTTGTCTAGCTGGTCTTGAATAGTTGCAGCTGCTTCTTCTGCTTGGATGGCTCGTGCACTTAGTTTTTGGATTCGGTCTCTGAATGCATTTTCAATATCTGTCTTCAGAACGTATTCATCACCATCATGGTTGATTGTCTTCATCTTTGGTACCTCGTAGATGTAGGTTTTTGTGGTAGGTTATATCATTTAGGATTGCAATTGCAATTGGCTTGTTGTCCCATATCTTTTCATCAATCAGGTCAACAAAGTGACCCAAGTTGGCCAATGGCAGCCAATGGTCATACAAGTCCAACATGTGGAGCGTTCTCGGTTTGCTGAACTGATACTGACAGTGTGGATGCACCACCCGAATGGTCTCCACCAGATGAATGTTCTGGCTGGTGGACATCCATTCCACTTTGCCAGTCTGAATATCCACAGGTTCTTTGCACTGTTCACATTTGAACTTTTTCCATAGTATAGGCATCATAAAAACTCAGCTCGTTCCCTGCGTATCTGCAACAGATATTCACGGGCTTCTTTGGCATCCATGTCATCATACATCATCATGACAGCTGTGACCGGGCTGATTAATCCAGCATTCATCTTGGCAATAATGTCTTCACGTTGGGCACGCATTTCTTCTGGTGTCAATGGCATGCTGTGATACGATACCCGGTATCCATCTTCTGGAAGATTGGTGCCAAGATAGCGATTGGCCAGCATTGCAGTCTTGGCTAACAGTTCTTCATCACCCATTCTGAAGACTGGTGCGAACTTCTTCTGTGATTCACGTTGGCCAGCTTTAGACACGGCCAATGAATATCCGCTTCTTGGGTCTGCTGCGGTTCTGGATATGTCACTTGGTGCCAGTCCTGCACTCAGTGCAACACGGACTTCATATTTGGACACGGCTTCCAACAGGTCTTGTGGGTCTGTGGCAATACCGAATGAACCAACCATTGGTTGTCCTTGGGCATCTGGGTCTTGGCTGAAGACCAGAATGCTGGATGGGTCTGTTGATATGCTGGCACGCCTTGCAACACTGTTCTGGTCCATCTGATTGAGACCAGCCAATGTCAAACCAGCAACGTATTTCTGAGACCATGAAGCCGACTTCACCAAGTGTGTCCACATAGAATATAGAACTGCACTGGTCAAAGAACCATATACCATCTGAGATGCTGTGAAGGTATCCCAAAGATATCCGGTTTTTTCAGCATGGTACAAGACCACTGGAATGAATGGTTGGTTCTGGCTGTCTCGATAGGGATACGTTGGGCCTGAATGCGTTGGATGGCCCATGTACACTTCTGAAACATCAGCACCAATGGAACCATCACTGTTGACTTCAAACATTCCGAATGATGGGTTCTGTGTGTCACGGATATCCATGATGTCCACGACCCAAAGATAATTGCCTTCTGGACTTTTGCGAAGTCGATATTCTTGATAGTACACTGGCACATCTGGCTGGTCTGGATGTGCTTCACAATACACCACATCTGGTGTCACAAGTCGGTATTGGATACCGGGTACTCGTGCAAGTGTGTTGGCTGTGTGTGGATTCACATCAATCCGAATGAAGGATTCACGAAGGCCAATCACCATCTGCTGTCCACGTTGCATGAGCTGCCACAATCCAGCCTTAGTCACCAATCCTTCACGACCAACCATGGCATCAATGTCACCATTCATGTTGGTCACAGCTGGTGTTTCATGGTACAGAACTGACAGCTGCCGTGTAATCTGCTCAAAGGGATTGGAAGACATGTCACTTGGACCCCATGCTTCTCTTCGGTCTGGTGGCAGATGTCTTGCCAGTTCATCTTCCAAGTCTTCTTCCCATGCACCCAGAATCATTCTTCTGCGAAGTCCTGTGTGATCCCATCTGGCCTGTTCTCCTGCATTGGGTGCAAGCGGTTTCATCGGTTTGTCATTGAACATGTTAGAACCTCAAGTGACTTGGTGAAGTAAAGCGTTGGTTTTCTATAACTGGAGTAACTGCATATCGCAATGCATCAACACAATGACCCCACTCATCACGAGACCTTTCGGACTGTGTCTTCTTCATTGTCCATCTTTGGATGGAATGGATGGTGCGTTGGCACCTTGGATTGATGAAGAACTGTCTTCTGGCCATGATGGAATGAATCATTGCGCTACCGTAATATACACTATATCTCGGCTTTCGTATAGTCCTGATTCTGAATGGCAATTGTGGCATCCGCAGTATTGATTCAAAGGCACGCATCAAGAGACTGTTAGACATCTTACCACTTCCATTCTTCCCTGAACCGAAGTGAACATTGTCACCAGTCCACTGACATTGGGCTGGCTGTAGATTGTTTCTTGTCAGCATCTCCAAGATGGCACGGGCATGCGCTTCTGGTGGAGCAGAACCAGACACATATTCATCCAGAACATACACCCATGGTTCTTGTGGATTGCTTAGGTTCACAGCTGTCAGGATTGCAATCTGTGTGTTGGGTTGGCTACCATGGTCAATGCCCAATGCGAATTCATAGTTCGCTGGTGGTGGTGGAGCACCAGATATCATGTGCTCATCAAAGCAATCAAACACCCGGCCTTCTGGAACACCAATCACCCAATCACCATTCAATCTGGCATTCCGGTCTATTGGCAGATAGGTCTGACTGATTCGGTCAATCTGTTCTTGTGACAGTGTTGGCTTGCAGAACTTCGGTGTGGTATCGGCCACGGTCAAAGGTGCCTTAGTGCAGCTGATGACACCATCTTCAACCAGCTTCTGCATATATCGGACATCTTGTCCAACAGGTGTCATGGTGACTGCAATGGTTCCAGTCTTGCCACCTGCACCACCTCGAAGGGTTCTAGCTGCAATCTCGTTCCAGACATCTTGTGGAACAGGTTCATCCACATGTACGAACGAAGCCGTGAAT